TTTGTCAATTCCATTTCAATGGTTCTATTACCTGCTGATGCATTAAAGTTAAACTCTCTCACATTTTCAAAAACCTTTGCCTGTCCCACTTCAAGACCATCAATCCTAACTATTACAATATCATCTGCCTCAGCTCTTAATCTATATCTACCACTAGATGGGAAATTAACATTTGTCCATTTCATTACCCATGTAGTTCCATTAAAGTTTGCAAGATAATCTTGATCATTTAAGAACTTAGGAGTTAAGAATGGTCCGAGTGATCCACTTCGATACGATGCAAGTTCTGGACCTGTATAAGTAACACCATTTTTTTGAGTCCCTGAGGTAAGACCAGTGAATTTGGAAGTGTATGGGACAATAAACTTACATTTTGCACTGTTAGCACCATTTCTAAAATCGAAAAATCTCCCCTGAGATGCACCACATATTATATCTGTATAATCATTATCACCAGCTTCCTCCATTTCGAGCACAGATCCTTTTGATCTTAATCTTACTCCCCTCTTGCTTTCTGGACTCACTAGTTGAACTTCATAAATTTTACCCACCTCTACGTCTCTTGACAGACTGGTGTTTAATTGTGGTCCATCATATCTTTTACTCTCATTTATATTGAGATCACTAATGATAAATTTATTGCCGAACTGGGCATCAGAAGATATTTTAAAATCTACCTTAGTGGTTTGAGGTGTAGGTGGAGATGAAACAACCCAATTAGCAGTATTAAATACTGTTTTTTTAATTCTTTTTTGTTTTGTCTGTGCCCTGTTTTCTACTTCCACAGTAATAGTATGATTACCCTTGGTCAAAGGAAACTTAACAGTCTGCGGCACATTAGAACCAAAACCCTCTAGAGTTCTATTACTTCCTGCAAACTTTGCTCCTGAGAAATAACCACCTTGAAGAATCACTTTACCATCAAGTAATACTCTACCGCCATTATCAACAGTGCCTTTCATACCATAAAAACCGTCATAGGGCACTTCAACATTCCAAGAGTTTGAGTAAATGATACCACCACCTGCACTTCCATCTGTATTAAGTGGAGGAATAGGTGATGTGGCAAAACGATTCATAAATTTTGACCAAGTTTTTGTGCCATCTCTAGCAGTATGCGTAACAGGCCACCATTTTTTCTCACCATTAGGAAATCTTGTTGACCAGATAGGATTGTTAGGACATCTTCCAGGTGCTCTTGGAACAGGTTCTTGAGGAATAGGGGGGAGAGGGGGGTCGATTGTAAGTGCAACACCCATCGGATTATCATTCCAACTTCTTGGTGATATTATTTCAATCTCCTCACTACCTGGAGAATTAATTTTCATGGCAAATGCCATGGGATTTCCTTTTGCTAAAGGTTTTCCGGGGATCTGTTCCAACTCAACCCTTATTCTATACTTTCCTTTTTTAAAGAACCTAGTATCAACACTCTTACCGGTGCTTGATCCCTGAGCAAATCCCCTCTTCTCTATGATAACTTCATCACCACCTTTTTGTACACTCCTTAAACCATTTCCAATTTCTTTCCTTCCATTCCCATCACGATTTCCAATAAAAATTCTAGCGTTGTCATCAACCATCGTGGTGATATTGTAGTTTCCATCAACAGGAAAATCAATACTCTCCCATCTGATAATATGAATTCCGGCATACGCATCGGTGGAAGCATTTGGTTTTTGTGGATATCTTTTTACAACTTTAGTGACTTGATTCTGCTTAGTTTCATACCTGGCGTCTGACTCTTGAAGAACCCTTACGTTCTCAATTTTCAGTAGTCCATTCTCATCATATCCGTTTTTAATATTATCATCAAAACCAACTGTCGTTTTATCGATTGGTTTAAAACCAGACGTTGGACTACCACCAATAACTTTGATGGGATAAATCTTACCTCCAGTGAAAATGCCGGAACCTGTGATAGTTTCTTTTTCCTTACCAGATAAACGTTCACTCCTTCCTGCCAGGGTAGTATTAATATCTCTCCTAAGTTTTAAATCATTGTCATCAGTCTTAATAGTAATTTCTTTTGCAAATACCCCTGAGGTAAAAAGATTATCATCAACTTTTAATTTAAAATTAACTTTAACTCTACCTCCACCCGTAACGCTAAGAAACAATTTATCTCCGTCTCTGACAATTGATGCCACTGGTTTAGGTTGAGGAGGCGACTTGACGGGAACAAGAACGTCCTCTCGTTCAACAGCAGCAGGATTGAATGGCAGCACACCAAATCTATTTAAAAAGTCAGAATCTTTTCCAGGATTTGGATTGATTCTGTAAAGTTTTCTATCTGCTTTGCCGATATAATCAAGGGTATCAAAAACGACTGATGGTTTTTCACCAGTTGATCCACTTGATTTACCTGCAGGTCTGACCGGCGCATCAAAAATTAATTTACATCTATTACCATTAATTTTAATAAATCTACCGCCGCTAGCACTACATACTAAATCTTGCCAGTCATTATCTGTAGATTCCTCCATCTGGAGAACATTCTTTCCGGCAGTTCTTAATTTAATCTTTCCTCTTCCACCACTCGTTGTAATAACATCGTACTCAGTGCCATATTCGATATCGCGATTAAAAGATTCTTTTAATTGCTTTCCTTTATATTTTTTGCTTACATTAATGTTTAGTCCTGGAATTCTAATGCCATTTGCAAAAGCAGCAGATGTTGTGATCTTAAAAGTAATATTAGAGGGGTCTCCCTTTACATTTTTTGCTTTAACCTTTTCTTTAATAGGAACATTAAATAAATCACATCTAATTTTATGAACACCTGCTTTGATATTTTTCTTTACTGTATTAGGTGCGCCTCTAAATTTTCTAAATTGAAAGATTGATTCATTATCGACATAAACTTCTCCAATATTATCTGCCATTGCATTGAACACATACTCACCGTCATAAGGAAAATTCTCTTCATATACGAATGAATATTGAATTCCTGCAAAATCGCTGCCAGGCACGTTTGAAGGTGGCACTGGAGAGATAGCATATGAATTCATAAAACTATCATCAATTTTTACTTCAGTTTTAGTCTTATTCTCTACTCTAAACTGACCAGAATCTTCAAGTTGATATGTTAAATCATAAGTGCTATGCCCATCAATTTTTCTACGATTGTCTGTCTTAAACTTACCCTGAGTTGCTTCTATCTGTAGGTCATCGTTATCATTACTAGATTTAACAAAGTCAGCAAAAATTTTATTACCATCGGTGAATTTTTTATCAAGTTCTTTTGCTCCTCTACCAAAATTTTTAAGGAGTCCCTGCTCTACACCTTTACCTCTAAACTGACCTGATGCATTGACATTATAAATCGAGTTGGGTTTGATCTTTACTGTAATCTTTTGTCCTTTAGCACCATCAGGAAAACTATCTGCTTTGATTTTAAATCTATGATCACCATTTTTTTCTATAAAGGTGAACATCAAACCTCTGTCCTGACCACCTTGTGTATATACTTTAAACTCAACCTCTTTGAAATTTTCTTTCTTGTTAGGGATTTTTTTTACATCTCTAGATCCACCCCATGCCCAGTGTTGAACATCATACTTTACATTACCTTTTTTATCATTAGCGATTATTTCAATTGGTCTTGCTTTTCTTGTATTCCACCAACCATTACGGATACCCTCTAGGAATGATTGGTATGCAATAATCTCTCTTCTAATAGGATCTACTTTAAGTGAAGCGTAAAGTGTTGGATCCCATTGACCAATATTTTCACCATCAGCACCCACTCTATTACCAAAATCTGTTTGGAGTGGGGCACATTTAGTAAAATCATACTCCTCAAAATCCTCTTCATTCTCAAAGGTTTGAAGTGTTCCAACTCTGTCTGGAGGACAAAGACTAGCAATGGCAACTGCGCCAGATCCTAAACCTTCTAAATCAACGATATCAACTTGAGGTGGGAATCTATATCCATATCCACCCTCCACAACATCAACAGCAAGAAGCGAACCATCAAGACCGATCACTGGATTAGCAGCAGCACCTACTCCACCTCCACCGTTTATATAAATTCTAGGTGTGCCTGGTGTCCCAGTCGCGTCTGGTTTTAAAGAACCATCTTGATTGTAAATATCTAAACCAAATTTATTTCTACTGTCTTGATCACATCCATTTGTAGGAACTCTACTAGGTAAAAGATCGTCAGTGGTTAATTTATTAACTTCATTAATATTGAGATATCTAATCAGATCTCTATTTCTGAAAATAAATTGAGTGCCAGGATTTAATGCCGCATATTGATTAGCTTCATATCTATTTAATCCATCGACAAAACCTCTATCAGTCGAAATATATCCGACTTTGATGTCACAAATAGTGGCGGGACCGAAGAGGTTGAATGACATTATTGATTATACTTTGTCTTCATATTGAGTATTTATTATGAAATATCGAGGGCATCATCAAGACCAGACCTGTCTCCAGCTCGGGATCTTTCAATTTCCGCATCAATACCTCTATCCACTGAATTACTTCTTGGGTCTGAATTTTGATTTGGTGGTATATTAGATAAAGATCTTTCCTCTGCAACTATAGAAGAGACATCGAGAGAATCAGATCCACTAGGTCTTGTATCTGCCTGACCACTAGTGGGTTGAATATATCCAAGTTGCTCATTAGGTGCAGCCACATCAGTGGATCCAGGAATTGCTTTCTCAACAGCAGTGGGACTCGGTAATTTAGCATCGGGTTGTCCCGCACCACCACCTTGGATGGTGTAATAATCGTCAACTGGACAATTTGGTGCTAACTCGCATCCAAACAAATTAATCTTAAGATTTTCAAAACCTAAAGCAGCTGTTAAACTTCCAGAGATGTCTGGAATCTTATTCATCAATCCATCAAGCACTCCACTTACACCAGCAAGTTGTTTTTGAATATCATCTAAGAAATTGTCAAGGTTTTCAATAAGGGAATTGTTTGCTTGATCAATTTCTGGTTGAGCAGCAGCAAAAACTTGTGCTGTAATATCCTCAGCATAGCAGGGTGGGACTTTAGGTGCAAGTCTTCTATAAGTTTCATCATCACCGTTTGAATTGGCAGCTGCTGTCTTTGCCTTGTTCTCAAGATCTGCCAGTCCTAGTGCTTTATCAAGAATAGCTTGAATTAAGTTACACAGATTCTGAGTAAGTTTGTTATAAAGACATAGAATTAATTCAGTAAGAATCTTCTTTATATCAGCAAACTGATATCGCATACTAGAGGGTAGAGCAGCAACCACAGTTGTAAGTGCTTCATTAATTTTTTTCATTACAAACTCCATAACTTTATCAAGTAAGGGTTTGATATACTTTGCAATTTCACATGCAGCGTTTCTCAATATCCGCTGAATATCATCAATCGTGTTTGAAACCTTATCAATATAACTTTGAAAAGTATTAACGTATTTTTCTATTTTTTTAACTAAATTATCAAGCACTGTCTGCAGTCCCTTTGAGTTAGATTGTGGGAAATTACAGACACTCAACATTACTGTCTTTTGACGGTAATGATCATTTCTCTTAGTGTCAGCAGCAGAGGTTGCGGTAACGTCGTCAACACCCTCAAGTGTTGGTCCAGGTTGAACTGGTGCAACAGGAGAGTTTGATGCTTTCTTTCGATTGCGAATACCTTCAGCGACTCTTTTTTGTTTGAGATCTTCGTATTCTGGACTACCCCGTTCATATCCAAGTGCCTCTGCCTCAGCAATCGCACTACGCATGTCAGCGAACTGCTCATTCGTAAGAGGTTTGCTAGGATCTAAACCATACTTATTAAGTTTGGCACCAGGAGATGGTTCTGCTTCCTCCTGTTGCTGCGCCTCTGATTTAGGTTTAGTAACCTTAAGATCATCATCAGGTACGACAGGATTAGGACCGCCCTCAGATGGTCTATTAGGAGGTGGGTTTCTACCCTCAGCATAACCACTAGTGGCAAGTGGTCCAGGGTTATTATTTGTAACTCGATTATCACCAATCTTAGCAGAGAGTGGTACTTGAACATTATGTCCAAGCACGCCCATGATTACTGGTATCTGTTGATCCTGTCCATCTAAGAAGAATCCAAACACCATCATACCTTGTCTAAGATTAGAGGTATGAGATGCAGATGTTTGCCCACCACCACCGGTGACAGGATACATTATTTGTGCCCAGGGGAGTTGATCAGAATCAACAGCTTCTTCACCTTGATCATGAAGACCTACGATTCTTACTTTGTATCTTCTACCCCAACCATCAGGTTTTTTAGTATCTTTATGAGGACCGGGTAGGATGTTATCTCTCCAGGTGGCATCGTCAGCAATCTGACCGACCCACCAGAGAAAACTTCCACCTAAAAATCCTGGATTAAATAAAGATCCGCCTTCCATCAGTCGTCATAAACCAAACATTCTGGTTCAGATGGATTTTGATCACAATAAAGTTCTAAGTATGTTGGATCGTGATGATCACCATCTTCAATTTCTTTCTTGTGATGTTCTACATACTCTTCTAACTCATGCAGTTCGCCTTCAATGTGACGACGCATTTGTGGATTGGTTGTAGGATCTTGAAGGATTTCTTTGTCCTTCTCAATATGCTTTTCGATACTTTCCATGTTAGTTACGTGATTTTGCTTTTCTACCGTAGGCATCTCTTACCAAGTTCATCTTGGTATAAGTTTTGTCCGGTGAAATATAGTGGCAAAGGTCTGATATAATATATAGTCCTCCTTGCTCACTGTTCACCTTGTCACTGACGTTATCAACTAGTTCTGGCATATCTAAGTAGATTGCATCCCCAGCATGAAGTGAAAAATCGCCCGGTATTGTTATCGTTACTTGTGAGGTAAAGAGTTGATTATACCTCATAATAGATGGTAACGAATGTTTTGATGGGTAAGATATTTCTTCCCCAGATTTTTTGATTTGAGTGTTAGAGTCTCCAGTAGGAAGAGTTCCAGTGTCGAGAACAAAATATAAAGTTCTTGAAAATTCTCTATTTGCATCCGGTGATTCAAATTCAGGATTCATAGTGGGGAGAGATTTAGCTGCCTCTCCTGTCGATAAATCATCTGAAGATACTTTATCTACTTTGTAAAAAGTAGTAAAGGGATCAAAGGTCACCAGACGAGTTTTGTAAGTTCCTATCTTAAATTTTTCCCTTACATCAAGACGACTATCCCTTTGATAATCTGCTGCTTTAACGTCATAATTTTTTGGAACTGATCTACTATCTGTGGTTTCATTATATACGATTCTTTTTTTCTCATCTTGTTTCAATAGTCCTTCAATAGATCTAAAATGATAACCAGTGTAGGTCTCATAGAAAAAGAATCCAGCACTTTTTTTACCCTTGGTGTCTGCTGGAATCGCTTTCTTTGATAACCAATTGATAGTATAGAGTGGTTTTTTATTATTGCCAACAAAGTTGTATGTGTTTGCTGACTCTTCTATATCATCAATATTTTTCTTAGTATCCAGTCCTAAAAAATTACCAGCAGTCAAAATAGTCTTAACAGTTTCAGATATTTTACCATCAAATCTTTCTGGTAGTCTTATCTTTTCATTCAAAATATATTCTTTAGATGTAAGAGATAGCATGTATCCTGACTTCTTTGAATTTTCTACAAGAGGAGTAAGTTTGTTGACATAAAGAAAATTATTTTTCTTTTCACCAAATTCTAAAATGTTTTTATTATTATCTTCAAATTTTATAGAGACAGATTCGCCACCAACGACTGGCAAACCATCAACAACAGACTTTTTATTAACAGTGCTTCCAGTATCCATGAAAGCAAGATCAATACTTACTGTATCTTGCATGATACTTTCACGATAAAACATCTTAAGAAATCCACCATCTAATCCGGCAGTCTCACCACCCTTATTGGATTTAATTGTGATGCCTTTAATAAAACCGCCTTCAGCTGATTTTGAAACTACTGGTTCTGCCATAAGTATTACCTCTTAACTCTATTTAACCTTGATAATCCAAGAACTCAAACTGATCATCAGCAAAAACTGTAGTGGGTAATGATGTATTAGGTTGTTGAGTATCCATCATAGGCATAGATTGTCCCTGACTTGGAAGTGGAACCATAATAATTTGTTCGGCACCAGATTCATATGGTGCAAAACTTTCAATAGACTTCATAGATTTATCATACTTACCAATATATCCACCCTGTTTCATTGCTTTAAACTTTGCCAGGATCATGGCACGAAGTTTAGGTCCACCTTGTCCTAACTGCTTATTATAATCTGCTTTATTGATGTCAACAAAATCAGATTTGTTACCATCACCACCCCAACCTGGCCATGAAGGACCATAATTATCTGGGTCTCTACCATTATACGATGGATTTCTCACACCATCTTTCATAGAACCAACTTCAGCATGAGTTGCTATGTTTCTTACGTTGATGTCTGCTGCGGAATACCCCATACCTTTGGCAATTGTTGCTGCTGTTTCTGCTAATTTTTCAAGTTGTATTGGTTTAATAGTTGACCAATTCCATCCTGCCATGGCAGCAATTGCTAATCCAACACCCCTACTATTTCTATACGCAGTGTGTCCTTCACCAAATTTGAATTGATCTAATGGTTGAGTTCCTACAACTGATCCATCTGCTAGAATGGTGCGATGATATCTAGTAGGGTGAGCTGTCATCCCAGAACCAGCAGACCAATGCAAATATATTCCCCCTTTCTTATTAACTGAAAGGTCACTAACATCTGCTGGACCTGTGGAACTAGGTGCTTGAGGCACTGTAACAGTTGGAGTAGTTGAAATTTGAGCACCCGGAGTTGCTAAAGATTTATTACCTGCGGTATTAAAATAGTGATTTTTAAATTGAACGACATTGACATTTTGTGACGGATCATTAAATGCCGACCCGGTTCGGAACCCTGTTGCTGCCATCAACTTTCTAATATTATTATCAGATACACCAGCTGCTTTAAGTTTCTCCTTAAGTTTACTCAAGTCTCTTGCTAAATCAATTGCTTGCAAAGCAGAACTCATTTGTGATTCCGTTCTACTCTTATTAATACTACCATCACTTATCGGTTGATACTGACCAGAACCCATTATCACACCCGTTATGGTTTCATCCTTTGCCAAGAACATGCCAGGACCAACCTTTCCTGATTGAATCAATGCAGCACGATTCAAAACACTTCTGGCAACTAATGACATTCCTAAAAGACCCTCTCCTCCAGACTCTGCTAATACTAGTCTTTGAAGCAGAGTCATTTCTGAATCATCTGGTCCAAACTGTGCATCTCTATTTTCAAAAAATCTAGTCCGTGCTTCCAATTCTTCCTGTGTGGCAGCACCATTTATTTCATAGTCAGATGCACTACTATCTTTCTTAGATTTGGTCCCCACAGTTTCTGGTACGTTTAATGTAAGTGCATTTTGTATTTTGTTTCTCAACTGATCTTCAAAAGTTTTTTGAACCCATTTACTAATATCCTCGGATGCAACTTCAGGTGTTACTGAACCACCATTAGAATATTTTTTGGTTGGCATACCACCAAGTACACCATCCTTCATACCCTCTTGGTATAAAAGATTAAGTCCCAATCCAATATTTTCATAATCTTTAAAGGTTGGTCTTTGACCTCTAATCAGTTTGCTAGTTAGTGAAAGGATTGGTCCAAAATAATCATCATCTCCAAGTTTGTTTTGGACACTTATGATTCGTCTTGAAACATCTCTAGATGCTTTTATCTCCTGCACACTTTCGCCACCTGTGAAAACACCAGCAGGATCCCACCATGCTTTCTCTTTAATGATAGTGGTTGTTCCAAGACTCTCGCTTGATTTGGGTAAAGGTTCCCTTGTGAAAGTTGGTTTTTGAGGTATTTTTGTCAAACCTCTTTTTTTCTTTTTAGTTGATTTAGATCCAGGTGCTTTTGCTTTACCACCACCTTTCATCTTGGACATCATTTCTTTTTGAGCACCCTTATCACCATAAATGTTTCCGAAAGAACCCTTT